ACTTAACTCGACTATACTGTGAAAAACTTACTGCAAAATGTTACCTAACGAAAAGTTTGCTCTGAAATGTAGAGAGCGGTATGAAGAGGATGGTTTAGTAGTTGACCAAAGTAACGGCGAGTTTGCCCATTGCCCCTTACCGAAAGGTTTAGGGGAAACAGGTTACTATTTACTACACGACGATCATCAGTGGCAAGGTTTGCTTCAGAGTAGAGATGTTGGGCGTAGGTGTTTTTGGACCCCCAATACAAAAAAGTGGTTATTAAATACTTCTTTTGTAGAAGAATTTTTTGACCTTTGGGATATTTTTGACGAGTTTGTATCTGGTGTCCATAGTTCACATTATGGTAAACCTCTTTCGGAAGAACACAAAAGAAAGCTTAGTGAGGCACGGAAAAGACGACCTCCGGCTAGCAAAGAAACAAGGGAGAAAATGAGTGAAGCACGAAAAGGTGAAAAACATCCGATGTTTGGCAAAACCGGCAAACTAACCTCAATGTTTGGCAAACACCATACTGAGGAAACTCGCAAAAAACAAAGTGAGGCAAATAAAGGTCACACTGTTTCAGAGGAAACTCGAAGAAAAATAGGTGAGGCAAATAAAAAAAGGAATCAAGAAAAACGTTTACACCCCTTTTAACTCTGCTATACTACTTTCAAACCGCGAAGAGTTCATGAGTTCTGTAGACTACCGAGAGCCAGTTAACCGCCGAAAGTATTTCTCTGCTCTGTATTCTTTGAACCTTGAACACAAAGTTCACCCTGGACTCGTATACCTTTACATCCCTGAATTGCGCAAGAAGTTTAAGTGGTCAGAGGAACAAACTTTATGGTTTTCTACCATCAATGGCCACACTCAGAATCCCATCACTTCGCTTCGTATCTTCAACAAGATACCAACTTTACCGAAGACGGACAGTCAGTGGTCGAACTTTCAAGAGTGGTTCGATTCGGAGTGGGTGAATCTGTCGTATGATGCGGACAGACGGAAACAGAAAAAGGATACGATTAAGGGTTTACGGTCATACGTTCAACTTGTGGGTACGGGTACTCAGAAAAGTTTGTGGGAAAATAAAACTTACGAAAAATGCTGGGAAACTGCCAACAGTATTCACTCCTTTGGTCGTCTTTCAACTTTCTCCTATCTTGAGTATGTTCGAATAGTGTGTAACTCGCCAGAGTGCACCACTTTAATGTTTTCTGATTTTGCAGGGTCTCGCAGTCACAGAAACGGAATGTTGTTCCTTCTGGGTATGGACTATCATGTTTTCGATAAGAGGCAGATAAATGGTCATACGGGGAAGTATAAGGACTTCAAGGGAATGTGTGAGATGCTTGAGTTGGAAGCGGAAACTTTTCTGTCCGACTTTTCGGAAGAAGTGGAAAGTGGTCACAAGGGAAAGTTCACTTTTGAATCCTGTCTGTGTCAGTTTAAGAATGGTTTCTTCGGTAGGCGTTACCCAGGCGTCTATGCAGACATGGGTTTGGACCGGATAAGTTGGTATGCAGAGCGTGGGTTTACAGATCTGGTTAAACCTTTTATGGAAATACGAGAGGAAAAGTTGCCAACTTGGTTGAGAGAAGAGTGCGAAAGTGTGGTCGTACCTCGTAAAGAAAAGGCGGCAAAGTTTGCTTTAACGGGGGTTCCTCACCGTTACGAGAACCTTCAACTTTCCTAGAAAAATTAATGAAAACACTTATTTGCGGTAAATGGGAGTTGGTCTTTAACGAGACAATCTCGAACGAGTTTGAGGTTCCTTTGAATGAGAGATCTTATTTACATTTTGTGTTGGCTAAGCCAGAGTTTGTTTCTGCCAAATGTTTAGCCACTGAGTGGTTGCTTACAGGATTGATTGAGAAAGGATGCTCCCTCGTTGAATACCTTGCTGGAGTTGGTGTTCAGGCGACGATTGCGAAAAACCTTTTGGTCCCTGAGACGCATCTTTTGCTGGAGAGGGATGGGAACTGTTGCTCACATTTGAAGGGTTTGGGGTTTGAGGTTTGGGAAGAAGATGCGAATCGGTCAATGTTTCAACATGACAGTTTTGATGTGAAGTTTGCTGACTTTCCGTCATCTTCGGTGATTTCTGTGCAGAAAAAGTGGAAAGGTTTCTTTCATTTATTTAAGTCGAAACCGAAACTTGTGGTGTGGACAGACACTGCTTGCTCCTATCCGTTGTCAATTCATGGTGGGAGGTATGCTAAGGAGTTTGGTGTGAAGGAGTTAGAATCGTGGGATGATTACGTTTTTAGGTATAGTGACTTTTTGATGAAAAGAGTGGGTTACTCGATCAAGAGGGCGGCGGTGAGAGGGAAGAATGCGATTTATTTTGCTGCTGTTCAGGGGGAATGTGAGGTGGAAATTAAAAAGTTTCCACTAAGTGAATGTGGTCATGGTTTTATTTTTATTGACTGACTGCGTGGTTTACCTGAAGGTTGGCACCCCTATAATAACTCAAACAGCAACTGAGATCAATGCACGTCACTTTTTATATCGGCGTCCCGGGTACGGGAAAGACAACTTTGGTGAGGGGGATTCTTGAGGAGTTCCGTAAGGTTGAAGAGGATGAGATGGTAGCGGATGGGATGGTGAAGTACCATAAGTTTGCGAAGCAAAAGACCCTCGTGTTGGGTATTTATGACGACTCAACGTTTGCGGGTACAGACAGGTTGGCAAAGTCAGTTGGGCCTAAATTTCGTGAATGGTTGGTGAGTAATTGTGAGAAGTATGAAGGTTGGGAGTTGATCCTTGAGGGGGAGCGCCTCATGAACGACAAGACGATGCCGTCACTTTTTGAGCAGGAGTCGATGACGTTGGTGTGTTTGAAAGTTAGCGAGGAGGAATTAGTTCGGAGGAGAGAGGCAAGGAATAACACTCAGAATGAAAAGTGGTTAAAGGGGATGAATACCCGCGTGGAAAACGTTTGCAAGAAATATCCGCATGAGGAGGTTTATATTTAATTGAAATAGTCGTGGGTCACCTCATACCCTAAGGGTGGGTGGTGACTGAGTGACTATTTTTTCTTTCACGATAGAAAGTTTACGGGAACAAAAGTAAGGTATAATAAACTTGAAACCGAAGTAATGTTGGGTTCCAAGTGTCCCATAGGGGCATTACTTCGGTCCCCCCTAAACACACTCGGCAACAACTTTTATGATTGACAGAGGCGCTTTCGACCGAAAAATCATGATACTCAGAGGTTGCCTATCTCTGGCAAGAGTTTATCATGACCAAGACAATATCAAGCAGTCGGATTTCTACGCTCGACTCAGTTCTGAATACTTTGAAAACATTTTGGGGTTGGTTGATTCCTCGAAATGTTCGATGGATGGAAGTTCGAACTGAAGCGATTGCTGAACAAAGAGTTTATAAGAAGGAAAAAGGTTGGGACAGAGAAAAGTGGAGAGACTGGGATATTGCTCGTGAAAGAGTTGTGTTCAATGACGGAATGGTCACAATCGAGACATTAGTTGGTGATCTTGTAATTACTTTGGAGGAGAATCCTTTTCCAGGTGAGCAACGCACTGTGTTGAATGTTGCGGTCGAACTTTTTCCTGAAGCGAAGGCAATGTTGCAACCGAATGTGTTTATATCTGGTGAAAGATTGTGGGTGAAAATATTTAACGAAGGTGGTGTGAACTACCGAGAAAGAGTTTGTTTTCCAGTAAAAGTTACGGAAATAAACATTGTCGAAACGGAGGAGTTACTGTGGAAAATGGTTAGAGAGGATGGGACGATTGTGGCGGCAGATGTACCTGCGGTGCTGAATCTTGGTGCGAACAGTAAGTCCTACCGTTTGGTCAAGTTGAAGTTACAAGAGAGGGATTGGCGCTGGGGGCAGCAACGCGAAAAAGGCAAAATGACGAAAGTTGTGTTTGCACCTAAGTGAGTGGTACCAAGGGGTTTGCTGAAACCGCGTTGTAGTCTGAGTTTCGCAAGTTGGCAAGTTGTTTCAGGGAGTGTTAAAAGTTTCAGAAATGATTTGAAACATTCCTGAGAGTTTTATAATATAGAAAAAAATTAAAAGTAAATAAAAAAGTCAAAATCTGGACTACAACGCGGTTCCAGAGCACCTCGCGCTGGTTTTCGTTTACCTCGCGCTGGTAGGAGTTTACTTTTCCTATTTTTCAGTATACTTAGTGTAGTGCACAACTTAGGTGAACTTCAGACAATGATTAAACACCAAGAAGTAGAGTTTTGGAAACTTGTTGAGGGACAAATCTCAGATGGCGGCAACCTTTATAAGGAGGAAATGATGCTCGACATAAAAACTTTTCTTGAGGCAATACGAGATAATAACAGTGGTGTCGCAAAGTTTATGGCAACTTCTTTGGCAATAAAGTTCAAGAAAGTTGCTGAAGATGGTGGTCATTTGTGTTGACGTAAGGTCAACAGTAAACGTTACTTAGTGTTTTTTCGGTCTTTCTGACTGCGTTAAGGTGGGATTGTACCTTCTGAGTACCTCAGAGCGGTTTTCGGTGAAAGTAACACCTGAGAAGGGTTGCACTGGAAGGGGTTTGGGAGGCGTGAAAGGGGTTTTAGCGCTGAGGATGATTTTCCAAGAAAAATCCCCGCGAAAAAAGCATCAACACCAAAAAACACCCTGACAGCCACTAAAGTCGCTCCAAGGTGTTTCACGATTTTGTACTACTTTCGCCTAAGTTTTCCTTACTTCTGTAACACTACTATACAAAACTCAGTCGTTGTTCGTGTCAATTATTATGTGTCCAAAGGTCAGTACTCCCTCGTCGTTCGTACAATTGTACTCATCTAACTCTTCCTCAAACTCGTAGAGGTGGCCCAGACCATCGCTCAGTGCTTGGTTGAGAGCCTCGGTATCAGTAATGTCATTCACATTGATGGCTCCGATTGTACCTGAGTCCACACTGTAAGGTTTACCATTGAGGTCATTGTAGGAACCGTCACCAAACGCAGTACTGAGTTGAATATACTTTCGACCGTCTTCAAGAGTGAAGTCAACCTCTGTATTGTCAAACACAGCGAGGTCGCAAATATCCTCCCACTCGTTGGACATTACGTAGCAAAGGTCACCCACGTAGTAGACGGTGGGGGCGATAGTCATTGAGGTTTCTTGATTCATACATTAATCATAGCGTTTTTTCGTTGAAAAAACAAGGGGGTAAACCGCCCTAAAAAGGGCGGATAACCGTACCTCAGTTAAGCAACACGCCCAACCCAGTTAGCGCCAACGCCACGTAGGTCAGGGCAAACTACGTCAAAAACTTTACTGGTGGCGGCCTCGAAGCGACGCCCAACCCGACTGATCTGGGAGGCACGGTAGTGTGCCCAAGGGGTAGTAACCTCGAGTAGGCCAGCAACAGCCGTCCACACGGACTTGTAGTTGCCGTCTAAGGTAGATCCACTCTGGTACACCATTAGAATGGCATCGAGTACGCTGTCATCGGTAACCTTAGCGGTTGAAGGTTTGGCTGCTTTGCCTGAACCAACTACTGCACCAACAGGGGTTTTATTTACACCCTCAGCTAGTTTTTTACCGAGGTTAAACTTAGCCCTATCTGCACGATCTTCGAAGAAGCTTAGACCGTAGTTTACTACGTTTTGAAGGTTCGACTGGTAGAAAGCGATGGCTTGAGAGTTTGGGGTTGTCATAGGTGTTTCTGAACTGTAATAATCATAGCGTAGTATACGCAGGAAAACAAGGGGGTAAACCGTACCAAAAAGGGCGGGTAACCGTACCTCTCCTGGGAGGGGGGGTGCAGGGGTAGGGAGGTACACTGAGGGGGGTACACTTCACCCTGTCCACCGACAGAATGAACGACCAAACGCAATGTGTTACAAATTGGATCTTATACTTCTTCATAGGAATGTTCACAATCATCTCGTATAAAGTATGTTGAACTGTGCACACACAAGTACACACCAATGTGTACTATTACACAACTGTAACTATCGCAACGATTTGTTTTACTTTGTGTGTAACTATGTGTATGAAAGTAACTTGAACTGTGTGTTCAAGTAGTAGTTACTTTTATATAAACTTCAATAAACGAACCACCCCCCCCACCCCCTAATCTTTTTCGGGTCCCTTTTCGACGGTGGCGGCGTTTTCTGCGTTCACGGCGTCTGAGGCGAACTACGGGGTCGGAGTGCAGGTAAAAATCCACCCCGCCCGGGGATCATTCTCTCGGGTCCCCCTCACAAAGTTTCAGAAACATTTGAAAACATTTCAGAAAGAATCGCAAATCCAAATTTATTTTCTGAGGAAAATTGAAAAGTAATGCTTTAGCAAACCTTTAGTTTACTGCAGCCTCGACCTGCTATACTAAACCAAGTGGATAACACACGATGACCAGAGAAATTAGACTTACTGAACTACGAGAGTGTCGTGACAAAGACTGGCTCGGCAGGTACTCTTCCCACGACGACTACAACGAAGTAATATCTGAAGATACGGACGTATTCCTTCCA